ATCTTAATCCTTTCAGCTGAATGTTTTAGGGTGAAGTTCTTATAACCCTTTTTATGAAAATCATCAGCAATATCAAATAACTTTGTAGTCTCTCCATTATCGGACTGTCTTAATCCACGACCAATACTTTGCAACACTTTTACTTGGGATTTACTTGGTGTCGCAAACACAATGTTGTGCAAGTTTTTAATATTTATACCAGTACTAAATGTACCAAGTGAAGCTACAATGATCGAGTCTTTCTGTTTCTCGACAATACTTCTTATAGATTCTCTGTCAGCTGCGCCAACTTCACCTGAGACATAAAATACCTTTCTATCCTCATCAACCGAATCCTTTATCTTATCAAATAAAACCTTTCCGTGTTTCTCAACAAACTGAAACATAACTAGAGTATTTCCTTTTTGATCTACGGCTAATTTAGTTATGAAATTATTTCTTGCATCATTCGTAACAATCCAATCTATCTCTTCTTGATAAGTCTTACCGTCCATGAAATGACATATATCATTATGGTAACGTAACAACAAAACAGATATATCCAGATCAGCTAATTGTTTGTCTTTCTGTAATTGCGCAGTACTAGTAACTTTAAATACAGGACCAAATAACCCTTCCAATACAAGTTTATTTGTTTCAGTCCCATCTAAAGTTCCGGTGGTTCCAAATCTATATTTTGCATTGATACATTTATCCATCATAGTAGATAAAGATTTTGCTTTAAACAAATGTACCTCATCACCAAATACAGCACCAAATTGTTCAAACCACTCAACACCAAATTTATAAATTGATTGCCATGTAGATATGATAATAGGTTTATCTGTAACTTTGTCTTTACCAGAGTAAATCATATGTACGTTTTTATCTACATCATAACCATAGTCAGAAAAATCTTTATACATCTGTTCCACTAAGGAAGTAGTAGGTACGATGATTAATGTTTTATTTATTTTATTATTTTCCTTGACAAAACGCATCAAGTTGTATATAATAAAGCTCTTACCGCTTCCGGTAGGAGAGAGTAACAAACATCTTTTATTTTCTATGCCATGCGTAATGGCTTTGTATTGGTAGTCTCTAGACTCAAATGGCAAGTCCCAACTAGTCATAGTTTTTATTAAAGAAGGGTGATCAATTTCCTCTTTCGATGAGGGTATTCCATATTCTGGATGATCTAGGATTTCCATTGGATAAAATCTATCTGCGCAAAATCTTCGAAGATGTGTATATAACCCGACATGCATCTCTTTAGTTATCTGGTTATATAACTTTATTCGACCATCCCATTGTTTACGTTTATAAGCGGGCATGTATTGATAACCCGGCACAAAGAAAGCAAAGTACTCCCTCAGTTCTTGGTCAATAGAAGGATGCGTAGACACAAGAAGTTGCGCATGATTCTTCATTTGTATTTGAATTTTTTCCATAATATATCTATACGAATGTTAACCGCCCGCCTCGAACTGTTTCCACCTTATAATATTACCAATTGTCTGGTGTCTCCACTTCAGAGAGTCAACTATCTCTGTTAGAGTCTGTATCATAATTTTATAGTATTGAACCTTTTCGTCAGCTTCCTGTATTTCTGGATCAGAATTATAATAATAATCCATGTCACCTTTGAGAATTTTTAGTCCATTAAAAGGATCTGGTTGCCATCCTTTAGAAAGAATAGAATCTTGATCCATCTTACCGTTATAATACAACCACTTGTCTTTCAACAAGTTTTGTTGTGAGTTTTCTATCCTCTTAAGTTTCAACTTAGTTAAAGATAATACTTGCAGATATTTTGCATGAAGACTGGGCGTCTGTCGTGAGACCTCATCTAATTGATGTTGAGGTATCTTACAATCATCTTCCCATTCTTTCATTATAGATTCTAAATCTAATAACATAATATAATCCTTCAATAATTCATTTAGTACTTATATGTTCAATACAGTCCTGCCAGTAGGACTTATCATGACCTAAAACATAGGAAAGAGTAATCCTAGGACAATAGGTTCTAGCTGCATGGTAAACAACATTTCCACTATCATACGATCCAAAGTATCCAGCCTTAAGTGTCCAACCGGAAGAATCTTCCATTGTAATCAACTCATGTGTCTTGGGATCTATATATTTAAACCAACCCTCACCAGTCTCGGACCATGTTAGGATAAGATTATATGCTGAAGCGTTTGCGTTGTTATGCCAACCAATAAATCCATTAGATGGATAAAACTGACTCAAGGCGGAATTTTGTGTACCTAACTCAGATTGAATTAAGTAGTTGAGATTGGAATAGTCCAAATTATATCTAGAATCTTTTCCATTATAATGATCAGGTTTTATCGCAACCGAATAGGACTTTTCAGCTGCACCACTATGATTTTCTTTCATAGATATTATTTGGCGCATAAAACCTTCGCCAGTATACCAGTCAGCCTCACCTTCAAACTCCGGAGAAAAAATGGTGTTGGTCTTTATGATGTCGTATTTTTCAATGTATGTGTAACGAAACTGTTCGAGAATGTCGATCAATTCTTCATTACGTATTTCATAATTTTTCATTATATAATCTCAAATTGAGCGAATCTAAACGTTGCATTAAACGTTAGATATGTTACATCTCCTGTAGTAGCATTTAAATCAATGGCACTTAACGCCGTTGGAATACAGTCTTGATATTTAATCTTCACAGATTGATTATTTTGACTAGACAAAACTATAACAGTTATGTCTGAATATATTGATGATACCGGAGTCTCTAGTATTCCTCTGGTATTTGTTTCTATTGTTCTCTCCAACCAAGATTGCATCTCTTTATAACCAGTCATATCTTCATCTAAGATAAGAGTAAGTTCTAATTCTGAATACGTAATCTTGTCTCCAGCTAGAGGGACTGAAGTTATTTGTCTGACAGGAAGGTCTACTACATTCACTGTAGCGCCGGGATGCATCACTGACTGCGCAAAATATTGTAGATTTGCATAGTACCCTTTATTGATGACAATGCGAAACCCAGTAGGCTGTAGAAATCCTTTATTCTCTGTTAGAGTACTTTCTAGTATTCCTGTAGTAGTTGTGACTGGCATGATAACCTCTTTTAATCTATACCTTTATTTATACAAAAATTAAGATAAAAAAAAGGGAGACCGAAGTCTCCCCTAAAATGATCCCTTTTGGGGATTCTAGTTTTTATAATCTTATGCGAGGATGTTGTCCACACGGAAGATTCTGTAGTACTGGTTGGTTTTAGCAGCAGCTAGGTTATCTGAAGGAGTAGGTCCAACAAATGGGTTAGAAGTCATACCATAACGAGTCTTGAATCCGATTCGTGGTTGGAAGTCATTCTCACCGACAGCTTTAACCATCTGTAGAGGTACATATGGGCAGTAGAAAATACCTGAGTCATATGGGTTAGTACCCTTATAACCGACAGTGATATAATCAGTAGTTGCGTATGGATCGATGTAAACCTTAGTACGACCATTAAGAACACCAGCAAAAGTATTACCAGTGTCGTCTACCTGTAGAGTAGTGCTCATAGCAGGAGTGTAGTCCAACATACCCGAAGCGGAAAGTGCAGTAGCAACGTCTGAAGAACAGATAACGATGTTACCCTTACCACGACGAGTTTCTTTAGCAATTACGTTCGCTTCACGATCTAATTGTACAACTAGACCTTTGAACTTCTCAGCAGACCAACGACCGTCAGCATCTGAAGAAAGATCAAAAATACCTTTCTTAGTAACGTTTGCTTGTTGTGCGCCAGTGATTGCCTGTGAGTTGATTGTACGGATAACTTCACGGTTGATTTCTGCAAGAATTTCAGTTGACAAGATGTTTGCCAATTCTGTTTCTGCATCCAAACCGTGGATAGCTTTCAAGTCTTGAGCAAGTTCAAGAGAGTATTCTGCTTTCAAAGCACGTGACTTTGCAGTAACAGTTGACTTCTCGATAGTGAAACCCATCTCAGCGAAAGAGTTACCAGTGTTACCTAGAGCTTCAGCATCAGCTGTGTCCATTCCAGCAGCAGCAAGATCAGTTACTCGAGCGCCTTCAGAATCGATACCAGCAAAACCAGAACCGTCAGCAGGCTTGTTTGAACCGTCGCCAGAGAAACCAGTTTTAGCTTCGTCGAAGAAAGCTTCGTCGTTAGAAGTTGAACCACCGTTATATCTTGACTTCATAGCGAAGATAAGACCAGTAGGACCAGACATAGGTTGAACACCACAAACGTCATAAGCCATCAAGTTAGGCATTGCACGACGTACCAATGAGATCAATACTGGATCCCATCGTGACTGTGATGTAGTGTTATTTGCCGCAGTTTCAGTGATGAAACCAGACTCTTGTAGGTGTTGTTCGTTCATTGCTTTTTCTTGGTTCTCAAGAACGGCAGCAGTTACAGCTTTACGCTGATGATCTCGAATAGTTCCGGCACTCTCTTCGTTCAGTACTGGAGACCACTTTTCGATTAGTGTATCAAAAGATTGCATTTTAGTAATTCCTTATTTTTTAGAGGTTTTTCTAAGAGTAGTTAAGTAGTGCTCCATTACTGAAGAAACTTCAACTTCTTCATCAGCTTCTTCAACAAGTGATTCAGCTTCATTGGTCTGCTCTACGATTTCTTTAGCGAAGTAAGATTCTTTGATAGTAGCAATTTTCTGAGTGAATTCTTCTTCACTTTCAAAATCAATGCTTTCTACAAGTCCTTTTAACTTCTCAGTTTGGGTGTCAGCTAGGTCACGACATGCTTCGGAGATAATAGACTCACGTTTGTAAGTTTCTAACTCTTCAGCTAGAGCAATTGCATCACCAGTAGTAGAATTTAACTTCTCTTCTAGTTCTGTAACTTGTTCTGATAGATCGTCAACTAGGTCAACTTTAGTTTCTGGTACTTCGACATAAGATTCTACAAATACGTCTCTCATCTTGGTCATAAAGTTCTCAGCAATTTCAGTACGGAGACCGTTCTGGATTGCAACCTTATTGTCTTCTACCCAAGACTCAACAACGTAGTTCAAGTATGAATCGACAGAAGAAACCAAATCTTCTTTGATTGTAGCAACTTCTTCCGCGAGTTCTTCCTGATACTGTTCTTCAAGTCGGCTAACTTCTTCAGATAACTTAGACTTAACAGCAGCTTCAAAAATTACCGCAGTTTTTTCTTTGAACTCTTCTGACAGAGTCGCTTCGCTTTGACATAGAACATCGATTTCAGATGTAGTATCCGAACCTTCGATTACTAGGTCTTCAGCATCAACGCCTTCGCATACTTTTGAGTATGCAGCTTGTAGATCACCTTTCTTCATTTTGCTCATGCTTTTATAC